ATATATATATTTTAATTTTTTATAAAATTAAATATATATTTTCAAAATATATATAAATTATGAATAGTAATATAAATTTAGATATAAATAGTTATTTATCAGAGGAATTAGAAAAATTAGTAGGATTAAAAGAATCATATGATAGAAATAATTTATTTGATAAAATAAAGGTAATAAAAGAAGACATAAATAATAGTAATTTATCTGAAACAAAAAGAAATGATTTCAATATATTTTTAGATAATATATATGCAAAATTAACAAATAAGCTATTAAATAATAGTAATGGTAACAAAATTTCACAATTTGATAGTGAACATTTTGTAATAAAAAGACCAGAAAATAAAAAAATTATAGATGAAAGTACAACATTAGAAAGCAATAAAAAAATAGGAAAATCAATTATAAAAAAATCATATACTATAGATAGTTTATATAGAGGGGATTATAGCAATATAAGTAACACAAGTAGTAATTTTATAATAGATTTACCAGAAACAATAACAAATGCAGTAACATTATCAATATCATCATTAGAAATACCAATAACATATCATAATATAAGTATAAAATTAAATAACAATGTATTTAATATAGAAGTATATGATAAATTAAATAGTTCAGATCCAACAGCAGAAAGAACAAAACTATTAGATGAATCAATTCAATTAATTCCAGGTTTATATGAGGCAAGATTTACATCATCTGCACATTTTAAAGCAGCAGATATAAAAACAGAAATAAGAGCAAGAATTTTTAATAAATTTGATATAATAGCAAAAGATACAGATAATCATACAATAGATATAAGAAATTTAGCAGCAGATTTAAGAGATAATTTATCATATAATGTAAATCTTCAAAGTGGATTATCAATTTTTACATATGATAATTCAAGTGCATTAGTATTAAAATTGGATGATGATTATTTAATAAAAATAAATTGGAATGTAGATAACGATAGTGCACTTTCAGTATGTAATAATAATTATTTATATCAAAAATTAGGATGGGGATTAGGTTATACAGTAGAAACGATGACATTTACAAAAAATGATCTAGCAAATAGTGATGGGGAAATAATAGGAAGTACTATAGTTCAAAAATTATCTCAGAACATTTGTAGTTTAAATTATCCAAGATATTTATATATAGCAATAGATGATTTCCAAACATCATCTAGAAATTATTTTTCAATTGCAGCACCATCAATAATGGCACCAAATATTATTGGTAGAATAAATATACAATCAGTTTTTGAAGAAAAAACAGCATATAAATCGGGTGCAGTTGCGGGTGATTATTTATTTTCACAAAAGAATGTTCGTGAGTACTTTGGACCAACAAATATAAAGAAATTAAAAGTAAGTTTATTAGATCAATATGGTAGAGTATTTGAATTAAATAATTCAGATTGGAGTTTTATAGCATCGTTTGAATGCTTATATAATTATTAGTAAAATAAATATAATATGATATTAAAAATATAATATTATATAAATTAACAGTATGAATTCTGCAGTTAGTGATTATTTAGAAGAACTGTATAATGATCCAATGGGTATAGAAGAATATAAAATAAATATGTTAAAAAGTTATTTTTATCCAAAAATAAATTTGATTTTAAATTGTAATTTAAATAATTTTAAAATAGGTATGAGTAAAAATAAGGATGTAATATGGTTTATAAATGATGAAAATCCAAATACAGAGATAGTATATGATTATAAAAATGAAAAATATTTTTTAAAAAATAAAAGAAATAAAGAAAAAATAGAGATATTTATAGAAGATTATATAAAATATAAAAATGTAGATAATAATGAATTAAAATCTAAGTCAAGTTGTTTAAATTGTATAATAATTTAAATAATTTCATCAACAAGGCCTAATTTTTTAGATTTTTTTGAGTTCCAAATATTATTTGAATAAATTAAATATATATTAAATTTTTCGGTATTAATTTTAGTATTAATAGTGTTTAAAAATAAATTATATAAATTGTTTTTAAATAATAAAATAGATTGTTCATCTTGATTGCATTGTTTAAAATATCCCCAATAATTAGTATAAATATTATGATTATAATTAGATAATTTACATACTGTATTTTTAGTAATTAATCTATAATCACATAAATTAGATAAAATAATAGCAATATCATTGCATTCATGAACCATAATAGAAGTCAAATGATAATTAATAGTTTTTTTAAAATCAATAAATTTAAAAATACTAGATAAATAACCACCTTTGGATGTAATATGTATATAAATTGTATTATTATTATTGTGATTAATATGAGCAAATTGTATAAATTCTATTAATTTATTAATAGTAATATCATTAATAGTAGCATTAAAATATATATCTTTGTTTTTACTATAAATTTTATCACAATTAGTAAGATTATAATATTGTAAATCGAAATTATTATCAATCATATGATTATCAATAATATGATTATTCATAATATGATTATGATCAATAAGTTTTCTTTTTGACATATACTATTTTATTGTAATATAAAATAATATATCAATTTTAAAAAATAAATAGAATAATTAAATTGATAGTATAAAAAAAAATTGATTGTAAAGAATATAAAAATATGTATGTAAAATTGATTAATAGGAATAATGTCATCGGAGATGCTTTCTCTTTACATTCCGATTATTCAAGAAAAAATAAGTGAGGAATACATAAAATCGACTTTTAATAAAAAAAATATCGGAAAAATCTTGCGTGTTGATTTTGTTGTAAATATCAAAAAAAATAGAAGAGAGGCATTTATTCATTTTGATGAATGGTACGAAAGTGAAGAATGTAAAAAGTTAAAAGATGATATTATGAATCCAACAAGTAAAACAAAATTGTATCATACGAATGATCGATTTTGGCCAATTCTAGTAAATAAGAATGCACACAAACGTAATATAAATCCAGATTACAAGATTCTTACTAGTCATGAGGTAAAAATTGTTTGTGCAAATAGTTTGAATCTGATTAAACCAGAAAAGATGGAAGTTAACAAGACAGGAAAAAAAATGAAATCGTAAATAATTTAATAATATATTTATAAATTATAATAATGGGAGATAAATTATATAAATCAGATAGAGAACGAAAAAAAATTCAAAATATGTAAATAATGATAATATTTATTCAAATAAACATATTAGAAATAAAGAGAGTTTTTTTTTAAAAAAGAGTGTAAATGTAAATAGTAATAAGGATAAAGATAAAGATAAATATATAAAAAAAAATTGATATTTAAATTATAAATATAATTATAAATATAATATAATTATATATGGGTGCCGGAATTTTACCAATTACATTATATAGAGGAACAATCTTCTTATTATTAGGACAAGAAAGACATAATAATTTACTATGTGATTTTGGAGGAAGTCCACATAAAGATGAACATTCTATTGATACTGCAGTTAGAGAAGGTTGTGAAGAGTTAAATGGTCTATTGGGAGATATAAATTCAGTAGATAAATTAGTAAATAATAATCTAGTTTTAATGATAAATGATGCAAAATATACAAGTTATATTTTTAATATAAAGTACGATAAAAATTTACCATATTATTTTAATAATTTAAATAATTTTGCAGAAAGTTATCTAATTGATAAAATAAATGAAGAGCATAATGGATTATTTGAAAAGAAAAAAATCGGATGGTATAAATTAGATGAACTAAAAAATTTAAATTCAAATTTGATGGAAAATGTAAGACCACATTATAAAAATATTTTAATTAGTATTAGTAGTAAAGAAAATTTTCTAAAAAAAGAACTAATTACTAGACAATCAAATACAGGAGAGTTTATTGTAGAAGAATTAGAGAGAAGTAATAGAAATAAACGTGAGTTTTTATTACGTAAAAGATAAGTAAAAAGGTAATAATGAATAAAAGTAAAATAAAATATTATAAGATTTGGGATTTTTAAGAAAAATAATTATATTTTTTTTTTATAATGAATATTAATAAAAAAGAAATTTACGGTTTAGTTTATACGCCAAAAAAATTAGTAGATGAAATATTGGATTTAATTCCAATAAAATATTATAATGATCCATCATTAAAATGGTTAGATATAGGAGCTGGAAATGGTGCTTTTTGTATAAATTTATATAATAGATTATATATAAATTTAAAAAATAAAATAAAAGATGATGAAGAAAGGAAAAACCATATCATAAAAAATATGATATATATGATAGAAATTTTGGATGAACATGTAAAAAATTTAAAATATGAATTTGGGAATAATGCAAATATAATACATAATGATTATTTAAAATTAGAAAATAATAAATTAAATAATTATGATTTTATAATAGGAAATCCACCATTTAATTCAAATGGTTTAATTAAAACACCAACAAATATAAATAAAAATAAGATAGATGATGGTAAAGCAATATATAAAGATTTTGTTATAAAAAGTATAGATTTATTAAATAATGAAGGATATTTAAATATAATAATACCATCATTATGGTTAAAACCAGACAAATATGGATTATATGATAGTTTAACAAATATGAAAATAATAAAATTAGTTTGTATGTCAAGTAGTAAAACAAATAAATTATTTAATTATAAAGCACAAACACCAACATGTTATTTTCTAATACAAAAAAAAAAAGATGATAATAATAAAAATAATTTTTTAATATATGATAATATAAAAAATGATTATATAGAATATAATTTATTAAATAATTTTGCTATACCAACAAATGGTATAAACATAATAAATAAATTATTAAAATATGTAAATAAATATGGTTATATAAATGTAAATAAGACATCAACAATATCAAATAAATCAAAAATAAGTAATATAAAAGATATAAACTTTAATTATACAAATGTAAAAACATGTATTTTAGAAAAAAATTTATATCCAAAATTAATATTAAATTATTCAAATAATGAATTAAAATATTATAATATACCAAAAATAATATTAGCAAATAAAATGTATGGGTTTCCATTTTTTGATATTTCAGGTATTTATGGTATTTCTTCGAGAGATAATTATATAATTAGTAATAATAATTATAATTTAAATGAATTAAATGAAATTTATCATTTTTTATCAACAAAATTTGCATTATTTATTTTTTCAACAACAAATTATAGAATGCGATTATTAGAAAAATATGCATTTGAATTTTTACCAAATATAATAAAAATACCAAATTTTCCAAAATTAAAAAATTTAAATAGAGAGAACAGAGATAAAAAAATATATGAATTTTTAAATTTATGTGAAAATGAAATAAATTATATAGAAAAATTTTCTAGAAATTATAAATTTTTCATATAATTACATAGTCATTTCTTCAACTTGTTCTTGAATAATTTGCATCATAATGTCATTCGCATTAGTTATATAATTAGGATTTAAAATATTAGAATATTGATCAATAGCATATTTAATATAATTAATATCAGCATATTCAATAGCTAAATCAAGCAAATGCATAAAATGATCTTGTGGTGTATCATTTAATGAAAAATCTATATTTGGTAATTCTTCTGAATTTTGCATTAAAATATTATTAGAAATATCCATTGTATTAGAATATACTAATTGTAATTGATAATTATTATTATGCATATAATATATATCAATTTTTTTTTATAGTATAATTGTTATTATAAATTTTTTTATTTATTATAAATTTTTTTATTTATTATAAATTTTTTTATTTATTATAAATTTTTTTATTTATTATAAATTTTTTTAT